AATTCATGTGGTTGCATTTTTACTCCTGTTCCCAAACGTCATTTATATTTGGCGGTGGTGTGCCAAAAACTTTTTCGCGCAATCGGTAGAACGCTTTTACTCGCGCTTTTGTATAACCGCTATTCCACCAATTATCTTGAACGCCTAATTCAAATTCTTCGATTGCGTTTTCGAGCATACCAAGTTCGGCATCGGTCAGCTTTAAGGTTTTAGTGGCCATCACCCTTCCCCCTCTTGATGCATTTCATAAACGGCGCTGTCGCGCTCACGCCGCAACCTATCCGCTTCTTTTTTTGGCGTATTGCCATACCAACACGGATAACCATTTCGGGCTTTTTTGCTGACCTCGGTGAAATTGTGCCAAGCGTCACCCTCAACCTCAGTAATTTTAAGTGCCGCGATAACAGCCTCGCGCAGTGCTTCATCGCCGCTAAAGCCGTACCGCTCCGAATACCTATATTCATCACCCTTTGCTAAGCGGTGGCGGTCATAATAGTTATCAGGCATCCGCTCTTCCGCGTCTGTGATGCGCTCAAAATACCCCAACGATTGCCGATCCTCATCGTTGATATAGATGCGCTCACGATCACCCTTTGTCCAAAAATTTAGCGTGAATTTCATCACCCTTCCCCCTCTTCATGCAAATCAATTACCTTGCGCATCGCATCGCTCAGCTTTTTGTATTCGCCGATTTGATCACTGCCAAACTCATCGTGCCGGATTTGAACCATGCGATGGACGGCGTAAACTGTGTCACCGCCGTAGAAAGACCCATCGCACACTTGTATATACAAGTCCTCATCAGCGTTCAGCACATATTGATCATCCTCAATAAGCGGATCATCGGTTTCCTCAAATGTGAATAGTTCGCGCAATTTGCTCTTTTCCATCACCCAAACTCCCTAAAGATTTTCAACGCCTCATCTTCTGGCATTGTGTTAAGGATTTTTGCTTTTGGCTCTTGCCGCAAAAGTTCGCTGAACAGACGCGCGTCAGGCTTGGCTTTACCTTTATAGCCGTAACTCATCAGATTTCCATCAACCAAAAATAATGCGTTCTTTGACAGCATTTTTTTCATGTCTTTGCGGATCAGCCAATCGGTCACTTGTTCGTGACACCACAATTCAAAAGTATATTCCAACTCGCCAAATTCTGTTTCCATATTTGGCAATGTTTTGAGGATCGCATCCACCTCTTTTATTTTGTCCCAAAAGTTGCCCTCAAACGCATCATCGCCGTAAACGCGATCTGCGCCACCGTGGCCGTCATTGCTGACGTAGGCAAAAAGCTTACCGTCAAGATAAACCTTGCCCTCATAGCAATATGTTTCCTCAGACGCGAATTCTGCGTGTTTGATTGCTTTCATCTGTAGTTTCATTTCATTTCTCCCTTTGGCGGACTTCATTGTCCTATGCACTCTATATATGCCCATTGGGCAGATGTTCAAGGGGTAGAAATGCTAAAAGGTCAATTTTTTTTGCGCCTTTAGCATTTCCTCAATTCACAAAAAAGAAGTGCCTTTTAATCAAGTTGAAAACCCGCCAAAACCGCAACATATTGTGCTAAAATAGCGATTTAAAACTACATGTGGTAATATGCGGCAACGCTTATTTGGAGAGCTGCCCGCACCGATGGCCAACGTTTTAGATTTACCTCCCGCCGATTTTCGCAATTACTTGGCGGAAAGTCAGGGCATGCACGGTTATACCCCTGACCACATCAACCAGTTGCGCGCGGCGTATCGTCACCACAACTCTTTGAGCGGCGCTTTAGACCGCGCTGGCGAGCAAGGGCTGGACGGCATGAACACGTCAACTTTCCTGCCGCTCGCAGGGCCGCAGGGCATGTCCATCTGGGATGCGCTGAAATCTGGCCAAGCTCAAACGCGGTTCAAGGATTGGGCGACGGATGCCCTCGGCGCTGTGGTGCGCGGCGTTGAAAACCCACGCAACGCTTGGGAGGGCTTGCTGTTGCCAGAGGAGATGAACAGCGCCGCAATGGAAACTGCGGCCATGGCCATGCTTGGCGGCGGTGCTGTGCCAAAGCCTAAAGGCGCGCTCGGTGCAAATGCTTTGCGTGACGACAGCGGTTTTGCTGCACTCCCGAACCCCCGTAATCAAGCTGAAGCGCAAGCAAAAGTTATTTTGGAGCTGCGCGCAGAGGGCCGCGCGTCGGAAGTGACAGATAAAATGATGGCGCAGGCCGACCCGCAATATATGTTTGACCATACGCCTTTGCCGATGGACGAGGTCAGCCGCCTAGCAAGATCACGCGAAATGGGTTTTGACGCTGATAATGTTTCATATCACGGTACAAAAGCGGCTGATCTAGATAGATTTAATCCAGAGTTTATGAAAGAAGGATTAGGAGGTAAAGTTCTTTATTCTACAGACACGCCACAAATTGCATCAGATTATGCAGGGGGCGATCTTCCTTATGATGAATTTATAACTAGCGGTTCTGGGGTATTGCCATTACTTTTGCGAGGTAAAAGAAAAGCTATGCCAGCCGCTGACTTGGCAAAAGGTGAAAATTTATATTTTGAAAATGTAAGAGAGAATATTCAAACTGCAAAAGATGAAGGTTTCTCTGGTATGGATCTTCAGACAACAGATCCAACTGGCGCAAAAGTTCAAACAACTTTTGATGCTTCTGATGTAAGATCAAAGTTTGCACGTTTTGATCCAGAGTTTTCCGGTTTATCTAATCTTAATGCAGCCAACGCAAACGCCAGCACCGGCGCTCTGGTGCTTGGCATGCAAGCCAAAGCAGAGCCGCGCCTAGCAAAAATATTATCAGACCGAGGCATTGACCCAAGCAACGCTGACGCTGCCCCGCTCAGCTCGTTGCAGGACGCGCTTGATACTGCGGCGAGCCAAGGCATCATAGACCCACGCTCTGCAAGCTCAACGCTCAGCCATTTTGCCGACCGCGCCCTACAGTTAGAAGATTTCTACGCCAACGCCTCCGCGCCAGCCGCCTCAATCGGGCTTCTTTCGGCGACAGACACACAACAACAGCAGCAACCCATGAGAGGGCTTTTGCAATGACCATAACCACTTTTGCCGAGCTTAAAACAGCGGTTGCAGATTTTCTTGATCGTGACGATCTAACGTCTAGCATCCCCACGTTTATCCAGCTCGCCGAGGCTGATCTCAATCGACAGGCTCGCCATTGGCGCGCCGAAAAGCGCAGCACTGCCACGATTGACACGCAGTACAGCGCAGTGCCTAGCGATTTCGTTGAGGCGATCCGCTTTTATATTACATCGAATGACACCCGCCCGCTGGAGCTGATCAGCCAATCGGAGCTGTTGAGCCGCAAAGCCAACACGCTCAACACATCTGGCGAGCCGGGATATTACGCGATCACCGCCGGTGAGTTTGAGGTCTACCCCGTGCCAGACGGCAGCTATACGGCCGAGCTGTATTATTACAGCCGCCTTGCCGCGCTCAGCGACAGCAACACGTCCAACTGGATGCTGACGTATTTCCCCGACGCATATCTCTATGGCGCGCTTGTCCACAGCGCCCCCTATCTGAGCGAAGATGCCCGATTGGCTGTGTGGCAAACTTTGTATGGAAACGCCGTAAGTGGTATTCTTATGGACAATGAACAGGCAAAATTTGGTGGATCAGGCCGCCGAATGAAAATTAACAGTTATTGAGGAAATAAAATGGCTTCTTTCGTGAAAGTAAATGACTTCGTTGAATACGCGGTTGAGGGTATGAACCTCGGCAGCGATACCCTAATTGTCGCGCTGTCAAACACAGACCCGACTTCTGGGACAAACGTCACAGCGGATGGGAACGGTGTTTTAGCTAATATTTCACAGGTAAGCTATTCCAACTTGTCGTCCAGAACTTTGGCGAATGTCACGTCAACTCAATCGTCGGGAACATACAAGCTAAGCGCCGACGATCTGACTTTGACTGCATCGGGCGGCGCGGTCGCGGCTTTCCGATATGTGGTTATCTACAATGACACTGTGGCAAACGATCCTGTTGTTGGTTATTACGATTATGGAAGCTCACTGACATTAAATGACGGTGATACTTTTACAATCGACATTGGCACAAACGGCATCCTGACCCTCGCATAAAAGGGTATAAAGATGGTAAAACTTGTCAACAGAGCCAAGATGACAACTGGTACTACTGGTACTGGTACAATAACTCTTGGCTCTTCCTCAGACGGGTATCAGAGTTTTGCATCGGCAGGCGTGAGCAATGGTGATACAGTTAGATATTGTATAGAGGATGGGAATGGATTTGAGCTAGGCTCTGGGGTTTACACCGCCTCTGGCACAACACTCAGCCGCACGGTCAGCGAAAGCTCAAACTCCAACAATGCGTTAAATCTATCTGGCAATGCGGTGGTTTTTGTTACGGCGATTGCTGATGATGTTGGTGTAAAAAGTTACTCAACAATATCAGCCATGACTTCTGCATCAACTGCAACCACTGGCGCTCTTGCCTATGTAGCCGCCAACAGCTCTGTCTACGTAAAAAATGATAGTGGCTGGTATCGACTAGCTGTGATTAATAGCACGCCGACCATTAGCAGCCCATCTAATGCAGGCGACAATACACTGGCAAGTGATGGTACGGCTACCACTATTACTATAAGTGCAGCTGACGCAGATGAAGGAACTACTCTTGCGTACTCATTTACTGTTAGCACAGGTTCAACATCAGGTATTGCAACTGTTAAAAATGCTTCTAACACAACGCTTACTGCTGGCACTCAATATTCTACAAATGTATTTAAGGTTGTCCCTGCTACGTCTGGTAGCGGTGGTACATTTACATTAACTTTTAATGTTCACGACCAGATCAATACTGCACAAATCACACAGAATTTCAGCCTTGCTTTTGGCTTTGGAAATGTCAATCAGTTAACCGTTGAAAGCAGTGAGGAAAAATCATACGCCTCTATTACAGATTTGGACACAGCCAACAGAGGTAGAATAGATTTTTACGATAGCGGGACTAAGGCCGTTATCCAGCATGGTGCATCTATTCACAATTGTACGCTGACTACGGCATACGATATTTCAACAGCTTCAATTTCACGCAGTCCACACGATCAGATACGAACAGGTAATGCCTACTGGGATTTGGTTTGGGGTAGCAATCCAACCCACGCCTACGTTCTTGTCACAAGTGCAGGTGGGCGATTGATGCAAGCGGTCAATAGTGCGTATGTTTTAGAAAGCGCAAATGATACCGCTGTTAGTTCTTTGGGATCAATGGGTCGGCACAGCGGCGTTGTGGTTAAGGACGATGCAACCCAGAAATATTTCTATATTCAAACAGGCGGTGTTATCAAGCGCTACGATTGGACAACTACATTTTCGAGCGCATCAAATGCAACCGGGCAATCTGTAACGTTGACAGGATATAGTGGCACTCCGAGCGGGTTACGGATGAATGACGCTGGAACTAAATTCTACCTTATAGATTACGATGTTGGGGTTATTAGGCAGCATGACTTATCTACCGCATGGGATTTAACAACCTGCTCTGCGTCGGCTAGTTACACCTTCACGATACCCTCGTCATTATCCATAAGCCATTGCACAGGCGTTGGTATCCGCAGAGATGGGGCGCGACTGTATTTAGCAGACGGTAATAACGTCACATCAAGTGGCGGTGCGCTGCACAGCTTTAGTTTTAGTTAGGTAAAACAAAATGGCAAATGTAAAAATCAGTGACCTCACCGCTGCCTCTGCCGCAGCCGCAGCTAATGAGTTCGAGATCAATGAGGCAGGGACGTCCAAGAAAGTCACAGGTACTCAGATAAGTGCTTTTGTCAGAGGTAATATTGTCACGGCTGACTTAAGTGATACATCTGTTACAGCCGCTGAATTAAACTATCTGTCAGGTGTGACAAGTGACGTACAGACACAACTTAATAGTTCAGGTGGTGGTCTTTATAAAGGTGAAAACGGTGAAACTGGTAGCAGTGCGGGAGACATCTTTCGGATCAATGAGCAAACCTTAAACACCAATACAACCATAGACGCAGATGAAAATGCTAATGCTACTGGCCCACTAGCCATTGCATCGGGTGTAACTCTGACCGTCACATCAGGGGGGAACTTGAGCATTGTCTGAATTACGAGCAAATACGATTAGTGCTGCGAATGGCACTGGCCCTGTTACGTTGACGAAGCAGAGTGCTGCTAAGGCTTGGGCTTCGTTTGATGCGGATGCGTCTGGAACACCTGTTTTCGACAGTTTTGGCACTTCGAGCATTACCGATAACGACACAGGGATTTATATTTTAAATTTTTCAAGTAGCATGGCTAACGATGACTATGCGGTAACAGCAGGAAATTCTGGAAATAGTGGAAACGCTTGTGCTTTTACAACAAACTACAACACACATACTACATCAGCGACAGGAGTTAAATGTATTCGGACAGACAATCAGTCCAGAGTAGATTGCGAGGTTGCTAATATGGTTATCCACGGAGACTTAGCATGAGTACACTCACAGTCACCAACATCAAAGCCACAGGTGAGACAGCTAGTCGTTCTGCAACAGGGGTTGCTGCTGCTTGCGGAATGATTGATATGCCAGCCGATTTTGGGTCTGCTAACGCAATATATGCAAGCATTGGCGTTTCGTCAGTGACGGATGATAGCACAGGTAATACGACCGTTGCACTTAGCTCATCGTTTTCTTCAAACACCTCTAAATGTGTAACTACTGGAGCAGTTATCTCAAATAAGCTAACAGCCTATGGTGGTACATCATCATCTGCAAGCAATATAAAATTACAAACTACAGATGCAGATAGTGATAGTGAACAGGATCAGGTGCAAATATTTAGTGCAAGTGGAGACTTAGCATGAGTACACTAAACGTTTCCAACATCACAGACGGCACAACAACAGTCGGCACAAGCTATGTGGTCAATGGGTCTGCTAAGGCTTGGGGTGACTGTGATGCTGCGGGATCAATAACATCATCAGGGTCAGTCAACGTAAGTTCGGTTACGGACAATGGGACAAGCGGTAAGCAGTTTAACTATACAAACAACTTTGCAAATCCAGCTTTAGGTGGTGCAGGGCAGAACCGTGGGATAGGGTCTTGGTCACATGGCGGTGGAGCATTTATTTATTGTAACAGTAGCACAACTGCTCATTATTCGGTGCAATACAATAATAGCAGTTCATTAATAGACACTACGGCACAGTTCTTGGCCTTGGGAGACTTAGCATGACCCACGGACATCTATGGGACAGACTAGCAGAAGCCAAGTCACGTCTTGCACCTGTGCAGTCTAAGTATCGTGTGGTCTTTGAAGACCCTTTTGCACCAGATGAACCTGCCAAAGTGTTATGCCCTGATCCGAACTGGATGGCTGCGGCATTAGAGGGCAACATCTTGCCACCTATCGACACCTATCAGCGTGACCGTGACGTGCCTGATGGACAGCCCAAAGAACATCCATATGCAAAGCCCATTGGCCCTATGTCAGAAGAAGAAGCCATTGAGTATCTCATAATGAAAGACATCTGCCCCTCTGTGTGGAGAGATTACAAAGGCAATCGGACGATAATGCGGATCGTTCCTGTTGAACTAATACCAACCGACCGCAGCTTTAGAAATGCTTGGAGAATTGCAGCATGACAACCTACATCAATATCAACGGAGATGTTCGTGATGCGTCATCTCTAACCGTTCCAACTGACCGTACCTTTCGGGGCGCTTGGGCTTTCAATGAGGCAGTCATTGAGGTGGACATGGCAAAGGCCAAGGACATCCACAAGGACAACCTTCGTGCAGAACGCAAGCCACGGCTTGAAGCATTAGATGTGTCTTACATGAAGGCTCTGGAAGCTGGCTCTGGCGCAGATGTCATTGCAACCCAAAAGACTGCCCTTCGTGACATCACGGATGACAGTCGTATCGCAGGGGCTAGTACACCTGATGCGTTGAAAGCACTGACACTGGCGGTTCTGCTCGGAGAATAAATAAATGCTGGGCTTTTCACCATTATCCTCTGGCCCACTAGGGTCAACAGGTGCGGCTAGTTCTTCTGTCGATGGGTATCGGATCACAGAAGCATCAGACAGCCGTATCCTTGAAAATGGGGATACAAGGGTAACTGAAAACTTTAGCATTGTTGAAACCACTCTTTCAGTTAACGCCGGATCGTTTGCCCTTACTGGTCAAGCCGCTCTATTAAATGTTAACAGAAAGATTGCCCTAGCTTCCGGGTCATTTACCCTAACAGGTCAAGCTGTAGACTTAGACAAAGCAGTAAAAGTATCTGCATCAAACGGAAGCTTTACTTTAACAGGTCAATCAACAGGGCTAAACAAAGCTCAAAACATCAGCGCGTCGAATGGCAGCTTTGCGCTCACAGGTCAGTCAGTTTCTTTGAGCAAGTCACGCCAAATGAGCGCAAGCAGTGCCTCATTTAGCTTAACTGGACAATCTGTTTCCCTAGCAAAAGCCCTTAACATAACTGCATCCAATGGCACTTTTGCTTTAAGTTTGCATGGCGCAGCCAAACTTATTACTGAGGTTACGCCGCATGGAAGCTTTGCGCTTTCTGGGCGCGCCGTTCAATTAACAAAGGCTGCCGGTCGCTCTATTTCTAATGGCTCATTCTCCCTAACAGGTCAGGCCGTTGACCTTAAAAAAGCCAAGCTGATTGGCTGCGCCTCTGGTACTTTTGGGCTAACAGGCCAAAGTCTAAATTTAGTCAAAAACATCAGCGCCTCTGTAGAGGGCGGAAGTTTTTCATTAACAGGCCAAACAGTAACATTTGGCAATGCTTATGCTATATCTGCTGCTTTAGGTACATTTGATCTTTCTGGGAAAGCTATTACATTTGGAAAATTTGTAAGCATTCCAGCCGACAGTGGTTCTTTTGCAGTTTCTGGAAAAGATACAAACTTTAATTTTTCAAAAAAGATCACGGCAGAGCATGGCGGGTTCAACTTGTCCGGCCAAGCTGCGAACTTTGGGCAGACGCAAGCACTTACGATAAGCGCTGACGCAGGATCATTTTCTCTAACTGGTCAGCAAATTGACATAGATATTTCCGAAAGATTTGCGGCGGGATCATTCGCTGTTTCGGGCCAACCTATTGCGCTCAAAAAGTCAGTGAGGCTCAATGCAGAAGCTGGCGCGTTTAGTCTAACGGGTCAGGCTGTTGTTTTCGGCGCTGCGGCGGACATTTCGCTGACTGTAGGGTCGTTCTCAATCACCGGCCAAGCAGCGAATTTGAACAGGGCGGTTACGTTAGCAGCTGAAAATTCAGCGTTTGTTGTGACAGGCCAATCTGCTGAATTTAGAAAAAGTGTAAAGATAAGCGCGGCCAATGGATCGTTCAGTATAAGCTCAAGCACGGCTAATTTAAACGCCGGTAGATTAATAGCCGCAAGTAGCGCCTCGTTTGTGATGTTGGGGCAAGCTGTTACTTTTGACGCGCTAAACAAAATTGATCTAGCGCCTGGTGCGTTTGTATTGTCTGGGAACGATGTAAAATTTGGCGGCTGGGTAAGCGTGTCAGAAGCCGTCGAAACGTGGACAGACGCCGCCGCAGCGTCAGACATTTGGACAGAGCAGCCCGGCACGTCAGAGCTTTGGTCGCAGGCCGCGTAGGCTTTTTAACCGTTCTGATATATAATAGACCAAACGGAGTAAACCGATGGCAACGACGACAAACTACAACTTTAACAAGCCGACTGTTGGCGGCTCAACGAATAGCTGGGGCACGGATTTAAACGCAAATTGGGATAGCATTGACGGCACGTTGCACAACGCGCTGACAGGTGCGTCCGCCATAACGCCCAACCTCACTGCCGGATCCTGGAAGGTGAGCGGCACGGCGGTTACTGCATCAGCCGCTGAAATTAACTTGTTAGCAGGCCAAACGTCACTCGTCCCATCTGGTGTGATCGTCATGTGGTCAGGCCAGACATCGGCGATACCTACGGGCTGGGTTCTTTGCGATGGCTCAAACAGTACGCCAAACCTGACAGACAAGTTCATCATGGGTGCTGGCGCTAGCAACGAGCTTACCACAGGCGGCACGAATAGTCTTACCATCGCCGAGGGTAACCTACCAAGCCACACGCACAGTAGTGGCTCACTAGCCGCTGCTAGCGCAGGGGCGCACACGCACTCAATAACTGACCCCGGCCATGACCACTACCTATCGAAATACAGCGCAGGAGATGGTGGAGACAACGGCGGCGCGGCAACGGGCAACGACAGTTACACCAATAGCGGCAACAGTCAGAACCTTGGCACAACCTCCGACACCACAGGCATCTCTATAGATAGCGGCGGCGCACATACGCATACGGTTTCTGGAACAACAGGCTCAACTGGGTCTGGCACTGCAATCGACAATCGCCCTGCCTACATGGCACTCGCTTACATAATGAAAACATGACGCTTGTCCCTCTTGATATACCGGCAGGGGTTTACCGAAACGGCACTGACCTCGACGCTTTTGGCCGCTGGCGTGACGCAAGCCTTGTGCGGTGGAGGGACGGATCGCTGCGCCCTGTTGGCGGTTGGCGCACTCGATCAACAGGCGCAATAAATACAGTTGCGCGTGGCAGTCACGCTTGGATCACAAACAACTCCAGCAGTTGGCTTGCCATCGGCGCATATAACCAACTCAAGGTCGTAAACCAAGGTGGAACGGCGTACACCATTACGCCGGTGGGATTTACCAATGGGCTGCTAGATGCGGCGGTTTTAACGGGCTACGGCAACAGCACATACGGCACGTCATATTACGGCACATCGCGCCCGGACACCGGCAACTATTCGGAGTGCAGCACCTTTGCCCTAGACAACTGGGGCGAATATCTGGTGGCCTGCTCACACAGCGACGGCAAGCTTTATGAGTGGCAGCTCAACACCTCGGCGGTGGCCGCAGCAATTACCAATGCACCGACCTCAAACCTCGGACTGATCGTCACAGAAGAACGTTTTTTAGTGGCGCTTGGCGCGGGTGGCAACCCACGCAAGCTGCAATGGTGTGACCGCGAGGCAAATACTGTTTGGACAGCCGCCGCGACAAATGAGGCGGGTGACATTGAGCTACAAACATCTGGCCGAATAATGACTGCGGTGAGGACACGCGGCCAAACGCTTGTCCTGACAGATGTGGACGCCCATACGATGCGATACCAAGGGCCGCCTTATGTATTTGGGGTTGAGCGCGTTGGAACGGCTTGTGGGATTATTTCACGCAAGGCGGCAGTGGACGTGGACACAGGCGTGCTGTGGATGGGTCAGCGCGGCTTTTACGGGTTTGACGGCAACAGCGTGCAGGAAATCCCATGCGAGGTTCACGACTACGTTTTTTCCGACATCAACCCCGCGCAGGCCAGCAAAACTTGGGCGATAACAAACAGCCAGTTTGGTGAGGTCTGGTGGTTCTATTGCAGCAATGACAGCACTGAAATCGACAGCTATGTGGCGTTTGACTACAAAGAAAACCACTGGATGACAGGCGAGCTGTCACGTTCAACTGGCGTGGATCGCGGCATATTCAAATATCCGCTGATGATGACAACCGGCGGCAATGTGATTGAGCATGAGGTCGGCCTTAACTATGACAGCGCGCCAATCTACGCCGAAACCGGCCCGTTTTCAATCGGCACTGGCGAGCAAGTTATGAGCGTCACCAAGCTGATCCCCGATGAGCAAACGCAGGGCGATGTCACCGCTACGTTCAAGACGCGGCTTCACCCCAACGACACAGAGCGCAGCTATGGGCCTTTCACCATGGCGAACCCCACGTCGGTCAGATTTACCGGGCGGCAGGCGCGCATGAGGATAGACGCAGCACGTCAGGCTGATTGGCGCGTCGGTACGATGCGCGTTGAAACCAAGGCGCGGGGTAGCCGCTGATGCCGTCACCCGTTTTCCCACCGCTCGGCCCTGATTGGAAAGCTTGGGCGCGCCAATTTACTGCGGCGATCCAACGACAAGCAGCAAAGCTTTATACCAAAACGAGCGATGACAACCCGTCAGAAAACGGGGTCATTCTGTGGGATGAACAAAACAAATATCCAGTGGTTTCATCTAGCAACGCTTTTCTGGAGGTGCTTGTGAAAGTCTCTGTGCCCGCTTCAAGCGTCGGAGCTGCCGGTGATAAATCTGGCATGATCTCGTTTGACACAAATTACATCTACGTTTGCACGGCCGCACACGATGGATCGGCAAACATATGGAAGCGCGCGGCGCTCACTGGTGGTTCATGGTAGAGCTGCAATCAGAGCTAGATCGTTGCCGCCCGTGGATTGAGGCGGCGCTGGAATACTCCGCAGGCACTCACGATTTTATCGACGTGTGCGAGGGCATTTATAAAGGGACAATGCAGCTCTGGCCTGCCCCGGATGGATGCCTCATTTCGGAGATTATCAACTACCCCAAAAAGCGCGTTTTAAACATATTTCTTGGCGGGGGCGAACTCAGCCAAATTATGGATATGCATGCAGATGTGATAAATTGGGCACAACAACAGGAATGCGCGGCTCTGACGATGACGGGCCGTTTTGGTTGGAAAAAACCACTGGCAGAATACGGCTGGACGCCGCTGCACGCATCCTACCAAAAGGAGATATAGAATGAGCGGTGGCAAAGGTGGATCACAAACCTCAAAGGTTACAGTACCGCAGTACATTGAAGATGCGGCAAGGCGGAATTTACACAAAGCCGATAAGGTTAGCGAGCTTGGCTATGTCCCAAATTACGGCCCTGACGTTGCCGCCTTTACGCCAGCTCAACTAGCGGCGATGAGCAACACCAACGACACGGCAAGCGCCTTTGGTCTGAACGCGCTAGACCCCGGTTCTGTTGTCAGGCAAAGCGAGCTAGACCCCAACACTGTTGTTCGGCTGGGCGAGCTAGACCCCGGTTCTGTTGTTAGGCAAGGCGAGATGCTCGCAGCTCTAGGCATCCCGACCCCAACCGAATATGCAGGCGGCGTTTCGGGTTATTCCTCCATGCCGCTTTATGAGCAAGCGCTGGAAGAGTTCAGAGCGGCGCGACCAGGACAGGCTGAATATATTGATAATTTCTTTATTGACCCTGTGACGGGTGAATCCAACTATGTGCCCCCTGCCCCACCTGTGGCGGCGAGCAGCTCAAGCGGCGGCTCTGGCCCGTATATCCCGCCACCCCCGCCTGATTACGTCCATAATGGCCAAACCTACAAGGGCAGCGATTTGGTCACAGACCACATTGCTGGAGCTGAAAAGCCGGGGCTTTTGGACAGCTTGTTCTTTACCCCGACAGTCAGCTCAATGGCGAACAACGCAGTGGCTGGCTCAGCCTATAACCCAACCACTGGCGGGTATGACCGCACGCACACAGCTCCGGGGGGCAGCTTGCGGCCGCGCAGCAAGGCGGAGGGCGCGCCCACAAGCTTCTTTGATAAATTTAGAGGGCCATTCTAATGGGACAGCAAGGATTAGCAGGCGGCGGACAGCCAATGCCCGCGACGCCGACAGGTAAAGGCGGAATTGGCGGCGTTCAGCCCCTAGCTCCGCAGAACGGCTTTAACATCAACAACGCGGCAGCCGGCGGATTACAGCAGTCCATGCAGGGCGCGCAGGCAGGGATGCAGTACGCGCCAATGAGCGCTGCGGCTGGCATGGCAAACTATGCTAACCCTTATGAAAACCAAGTGGTGCAGCGCACGCTCGGCGACCTCAACGATATGCAACAGCAATCGCTTAACCAGATGGGCGCAGATGCCACAGCGGCCAACGCCTTTGGCGGATCGAGGCACGGCATCGCAGAAGCAGAAACACGTAATAACTACGCGCGCACAGCGGCTGATGCGGCAAATGCAATGCGCCAGCAGGGCTTCAATACGGCGCTCGGCGCATCACAGTTTGACGTGAACTCTGGCTTGCAGGGCGCGCAACAGAGGCTGTCAGCG